TTAATAAAATTCTATATCGCTTATTTTAATAGAATGCCTATTTTTAAGTTTTACATATTTTATGTCGATAGATTTAATAGCCATCTTAATAAAATCTGCTTTATCTTCCAACGAGAATATTTCCCATGATTCCAACAATGCATTTTTGAATTTTTTTATCTTATCTATATCTAGTGATTTTCTGGGTACTAATTCTTTTTGTTTTTCATATTCTGCGATTGTTTCGTCTGTTTCTTTAATCAATTCAAATAATTCTTCTTCTTGCATTAACCCTTTAGCATATAATTTATGATACCTTTTACGTTGTTCCATGACTTTGTCTATATCAATAGTAACGACATCGTCTTTTTGTTTTGTCTTTACTTCGTATTTTTCTAAGTCTAGTTTAGATAGGTAATCACGAAACACTCTCAATGCTTCATTCTCTGAAAAACCGAAACTCTCCTTTTTAGCTTTACATGTGTTGCAATAATACGTTTTATAGGTAACATAACCTTTCTTTCTCTTTCTTGTCACTGTATTCAGTGTTAATGTGCCACCACATCTCGGACAAATAAATTTACCTCTGAATACTGATACGTGACTGACTATTTTAGTATTGATCCGTTCTTCTAATCTTTCTTTTATTTGTTGATACATTTCTTCGGTAATAATAGGCTCGTGAGAGTTTTCTATAAATACATCTCCCCAAGTATAATGACCTCTTGTTATAGGACTTCTTAGCGCTCTTGTTATTGTTCTATCTTCCCACCTTTTACCATTAGGAGGTGGTATATCTGAATCGTTTAATTTTCTAGCTATAGCTTTTGAACTATTACCTTTCATCACTTCGTCATATGCCCACAAAACTACTTTTTTATAATCATTAGGAATGTAAGTATTATCTACACGGTCATAATAAAAGGGTGGTGGTGTAAGTATCATGCCTTGTTTAATCGCCGCGCGTTTCCCCATCATAACACGCTCTCTAATGGTTTCTCTTTCCCACTCTGCCATAGCGCCAACTAACGTAACAAACAGTCTACCCATAGCTGTAGATGTATCATAAACTTCAGTAGCACTTCTGAATGCTACGTTATTCTGTTCGAATACCTCTAATAAATCAAGTAGATCACGTACATTACGTGTAAGCCTATCTAACTTATACACTAAAACCAAATCAAACCGTTTAATATCATTCATCATACGTTGTAATTCTGGTCTGTCACGCTTAGCACCAGAGAAACCAGCGTCGATAAATACGTCTGATACACTCCAGTCATTTATCTCACAAAATGATTTAAGCTTCCTTTCTTGTTCTTCAATAGAATAACCGTGCTCTTTTTGTTCTAATGTACTGACCTGACACGAACGTAAATAGCTACGTTCATAATTCATCACCCCTTAAAAAAGTAAAAAAATAATAAGGGTAGGTGGACTACCCCATAATTTTATTCATCATCAACGTAGTTACCGGTTTCGACGTTATACAAATCTCCACCAGATTCAGGATTAAAGTTTTCGTTGTGTTCTCGCATTTGATTTTGCCATTCTTTTACCATGTTGTCATTATGTCGTACGAAGTTTGGGTCAAGTCCATTTTCTGTATTTTCTTTTTGATTTACTTGACCGTTTTGCTGTTGGTTGTACGCATTGTTATCAATTTTATCTACATTTTGATTTTGTTTATTGTTCCGTTGATTTGAATTGTTGTCGTTTGCATTTCTGTTATCATTTAAAATTGGTTCATCATCATTGTTATAAGGTTTTTCTTGTTTTTGTTCTTTAGATTGACTTTGTTTATCTTTTTTGTTTTCTTTCGTCTTTTTAACTTCAACCTTTTTAGCATCATCTTCTTTGTTTTTGTCCTCATCTTGTCCACATGCACCTAATACTAATAAACTAGCAAAAATTAAAAAAAGAACCTTTTTCATTCTACATTTCTCCTCTGTTAGCTATTTGTTTGAGTAAACTGATGATTTCATTATTTTGTTCTATTATTTTTTTATTTTGTTTCAGTTGTTCATCTAATATTTTTATAACAACAAAGTTTTGATTGATTAACTCATATGTGAAAACAGTTGTTCCATCTTTTGTTGTTGAAAAACTACTCAATCTCGTCATAAAACTGTCGATATGTTTGCCTGGTTCGTTTTTTAAAACAGCATTTTCTGTAATAGAAGTCACTTCGTCTAAACCATGTTTTAACATAGTGCGTTTCATATAATCGAATAAGCTAACTTTGTCGTCCTTTTGCGGTGTAGAAGCGTTGAAATCATTTAATACTTTTCTTTTTTCTTCAACAGATAATTTTTTATAACGAATTTTATCTTCTTTAGTTATTGTCGTCAGATATTTGCCTTCTGTCATACTCTCTTTAAATGTAAGTCTATTATGCGGCGGTTCTTTCATTCTACATTTCTCCTTTTTTTATATTTCTTTATATTTAAAAACTCTTAACGGATCAAATGTAATTAAGTATTCTCCGTAGTTAGTTCCAATGCCATATTTGTTTTTGTAATGTTTCAATATTTCTGATATATATTCTTCGCTTAATTGAACATATTCAGCTAATTCATATAAGTTACTAACACCATAGTTATGCGCTTCCACAATAATGCGCAAAGGTAGAGCGGTTTCATATCCGTAACGCCTTGCGTAGTTTTCAAATTTGCGGTTGTTGAATTTAGATTGATCTAAGATGTTTCCATATGTAAGTTTATGGTGTGCTAGTTCTTCGTATAATACTTCGGCTTTTCGTATTTCTGATAAGTTTCGCTTAATTAAAATTAAATCACCTAACCATAGACCATGTAAGTCATTAGGCATAACATCTGTCTCTCTGACTTCTATATAATCATGTTCTATTAACATTTTTTCATATAACCCCATAAAAACACCCTTTATTTGCGTTTACTTCTTATATAATCTGCATAATCTAGAACACGTTGCCATTCATCATCTGTTAATTCAGCTTCAAGATGAGCTGCACGATGTTGTATTTCAGTTTCTGGTTGTTTATTTTTTAGTAATAAACTTTCTGGGGTAACATTCAATGCATTTGCGATTTCAGCTATATCTTCCATAGGTATTTTTCTACTACCATTTTCATATCTTGATAATGTAGATTTATTAACACCTATTTTAGTTGCAAAATCAGTTAAATTTATATTGTTCTCTTTACGTAGTTGTTTTATTAATTTACCTATTTCTGCTGAAGTTCTCATTTTTAAATTTACCTCCGTTTTGTCTATAACAGTATATTATCACTTTTCCATATAGGAAACAACTAGTATTTTAAGAAAGTAAAAAATATTTTTCAGGATTATTGTTGACAATTAGGAAACTAGAGTTTAAGATTGAATTAACTTCAAAAAAGGAGGTGACAAAATGTATGAGTTCAACGTTAAAAGAATGAAGGCTGAACGCATTGCTAAAGGCATTTCTCTTTCGGAGATGGCAGAAAAATTAGAAATGACTCCAGGAACTTATTCAAAAAAAGAAAACGGACATATTAGAATTAACGTTGACGATTTAGCAAAGGTTATCGAAGTATTAGAATTACCACAAGATAAGTGCGGTATTTTTTTTACACATGTAGTTTCCAAAACGTCAACAAAAGAACGACAAACAAATTAAGGAGGAATTTAAATGAAAGATTTAAAAAAGATTCATGAAATAGCAGTAAAAATCATCGAACTAGCAGAAAAAGAAAAATGGAGCAAAGAGGAATTGCTAACGACAATTGACCTCTTATATCTCCAAAATCAAAACTATTTACCAGAGTTATCTAGATTAGAAACTAAGTTATAAAAATACTGATACATTTTATTGATGTTTTCAACGTTTGTGTGTGAATGGTTAGCGTTATTACTATTCACTCGTGCATTCAAATGATTCAAGTAACTTTTAGTTAACTCTAAAGCAATTTCTTTATCAGACATATAAATCACCTCCTTAAAAGGAGTATAGCAGAAAGGAGCATAAACAATATGCAAGCATTACAAAAAATACAAATTGAAAACAACTCGGAATTAGGGGCAGTAGTTTCTAGTCGAGTAGTAGCGAGCGAATTAGAAAAACAACATCAACATGTAAAAAGAGATTTAGAAAAACTTTTAATGAGTCCAAATGTGGACGCATTAATTATCCCTAGTGAATATAAAGATTCAAGAGGTCGAAAACAAAAAGAATACTTACTAACTAAAGACGGTTTCACTTTATACATGTTCAATATTCAAGGTCATAACGATTTCAAGATGGCGTATATCAATAAATTTAACGAAATGGAACGCCAAATTTCTCATCCAATCGCAAGTTACATGATTGAGAATCCAGTCAAACGTGCTGAACTTTGGATAGAGGAACAAAAAGAGAAACAACAGTTACAACTAGAAAACAGTATGCAAAAACAAAAGATTGCCGAATACGAACCTAAAGCATCTTATCTAGACACAATTTTAAACAATAAAAGTTTAGTTACAGTGGGTCAGATTGCTAAAGATTACGGAATGTCGGCTCAAGCGTTAAACAAGTTACTGCATGAACTGAAAGTTCAATATAAACAATCTGGACAGTGGTTATTATATTCTAACCTACACGCTAAAGGTTACACACATTCATCAACTACAGAAATCGAGCATAAAGATGGGAGTACATCAGTAAGAATGAATACCAAGTGGACGCAAAAAGGCCGTTTATTCATCTACGAGTTACTGAAAGAACATGACATTTTACCAGTAATAGAAAAGGAGGCTTAGCAATGCTAAAGAAACTAAAAATAGCACTCCTAATCGTCATCTTGGCGGAGGAGATTAGAAGTGCTAAGAAACCAAAGATAAATGTAATTTCAGAAATTGATGAAAGAAAAATAACTAAAATTGTTAACAAACAAAATGTAAAGAATTCAAATTCATCCGTTTTCTAATAAATCTAGTTTTTCTAAAAGTTGAAAAAGCATTTCGTCGTTAGCTTCTCTAACAGCACGAGTTTTATAACCACTAATTACTAAAGGGTTATTATCTGGATTTTCATTTCTAAATATGTCCATCAATTCTTTAGCGCGTTCATTACGTTGGTTAAAAAGCTCTTGTAGTTCATCCGGTTTAATTTTACTCATAACAACACCTCCTTAGAGGTGATTATACACGAAAGGAATGGTTTTTATGCCTGAACACATCCAACAAATGTTATTTGATTTCGCATTAGAAAGAGGATATATAGAAAAACTTTTAAAAATGAAAGAAGAGAAAGAAGAGAAAGAAGAGGATGATAAATGAAGTACTTACTAAGTTACATGACGATGTTTATCGCAATGATCATCACATTACTTTTAGGAGGTGGTTTCACAACAGTATTAGGAATTGCGATCTTAACGCTAATCTTTAGCACATTCTTCTGGGAAAAGTGGCTTGAGATAACAAAAAAGACTGAAACTTGCGCCAACAAGTAACAGTCGAAATCGAAAGAATTACAAACATTACATGCTTATTATAGCACAGGAGGAAAGAAATGGAAGAGGTAATCACAGTCAAGTTGACTAGAGAAGAATACTCTCAACTAATCAAAAGCCAAATAGATTTAGATTTCTTGCAAAGCGATTACGATTATTTAAACAAACGTTACGAAGATATGTGCGATAGATATTTTGAACTTAGAAAAGATTTCAGAAAAGCTATAGAATCATGCGAAACACAAAGTGAAACAATTAAAGTCATGAATAGAACAATCGACATGCTGCATAAAGGAGTGGTTGGCATTGAAAGAAACAGTGACCTATCTAATTAAATTGAAAGACGCTCCTTTCGACCTGTATATCACTAATAAACCTAACAACGAAGAAGATACTTCTTATTCAAGAGATAGACGGAGAGCAAGAGAATTTGCAGGACTAGAAGATATGAGTATCGACATGACTAAGCACAGAGCAATTAAAAAGAAAGTAACTGAAACAACTGAATATGAGGAGGTTGAGTATGACTGAAGAAACATTATTTAATCAGTTAAATCAGAAAGATGTAAACGATCATGTAGAAAAGAAAAACGGATTAACCTACCTAGCATGGTCATACGCTCATCAAGAATTAAAGAAGATAGACAGCAACTACAGTATTAAAACACATGAATTTGTACACCCTGATGTACCACTAGATAACTATTTTGTACCTTATTTAGCTACTCCAGAGGGTTACTTCGTACAAGTGTCAGTAACTGTAAAAGGACAAACTGAAACAGAATGGCTTCCAGTATTGGATTTTAGAAACAAATCTTTAGCAAAGGGTAGCGCGACAACGTTCGATATTAATAAAGCTCAAAAACGTTGTTTCGTTAAAGCTGCAGCATTACATGGCCTAGGTCTTTATATATACAACGGGGAAGAAGTTCCAAGCGCTAACGACAATGACATTACAGAATTAGAAGAGCGTATCAACCAGTTTGTAACTTCATCTCAAGAAAAAGGTAGAGACGCAACGCTAGACAAAACAATGCGTTGGTTAGGTATTCAAAACATTAACAAAGTTACTAAAAAAGATATAGCAAATGCACATCAAAAACTAGATGCAGGACTAAAACAATTAGATAAGGAGAATTCGAATGACTAATTTAACTATTTTAACAGGACGTATCACTAAAGATTTAGAACTTAAACAAGCAGGACAAACACAAGTAACTAACTTCTCTATGGCAGTGGACAATCCATTCAAAAAAGATGACACATCATTCTTTGACATCGTAGCGTTTGGCAAAACTGCACAACTATTAAACGACTATTGCGGTAAGGGAAGCAAAGTTTTAATCGAGGGCAACTTGAAGCAAGACCGTTTCCAAGATAAAGAAGGTAACAATCGTTCAGTAGTACGAGTGATTGCAAATAGAATTGAATTCTTAGATAGCAAAGGTAACAACCAACCTCAAAAACAACAAGAACATACTACACAGACAAAAAGTAAAAATCCATTCGCAAATGCAACGGGCCCTATCGATATAACTGATGAAGATCTCCCGTTCTGATTGGACTGATTAGATGGTAGTAATTAAAAACTACATTACAGAAGATGACGGTACAACTACTGTAGTCATCAAAGGAGTAGAACTAGATAACAAAACGTCTTTACTTTTAGACAATGGTTACGAAGTGGAAGCAGATGTAAGAGTTGTAGATCCATTCAAGATTACAGATAAGCAGCGCAGAAAGATATTTGCGCTCTGTAACGACATAGAAGCATATACAGGACAACCCCGTGACTATATGAGGTATTTGTTCATGGATTACGTAGAAGTCCTCTACGGCTATGAAAAACGCCTCTCATTGAGCGACTGCACAAGAGAACAAGCTAAACAAATTATAGAAGTTATTCTCGACTGGGTGTTTCACAACAATATACCACTTAATTATAAGACAAGTGACTTACTCAAAAATGATAAAGCGTTCCTTTACTGGTCAACAGTCAATCGTAACTGTGTAATATGCGGAACGCCACGAGCAGAACTTGCGCATTATCACACAGTAGGTCGAGGACGTAACAGACGAAAGATAGATCACACAGACAACAAAGTATTAGCGCTATGTTCAAGACATCATAAAGAGCAGCACCAAATAGGTATAGATAGTTTTAATGAGAAATACAAATTACATGAAAGTTGGGTGTCCGTAGATGAACGACTCAACCGAATGTTGAAAGGAGAAGTAAATGGCTGAAGTATCGTGGATTAAATTAAAAGTTGGAATGTTCGATGATAGCAAAATCAAGTATATAGAAGCACTGCCAGAACGAGATACAATCATCACTTTATGGGTTAAGTTGCTGACATTAGCTGGAAAGTATAACGAACAAGGATACATTATGTTATCCGAAAGTCTACCCTATAACGAAGAAATGTTAGCTAACGAATTTAATAGACCTATCAATTCAATAAGATTAGCGTTACAAACATTCGAAAAGCTAAGCATGATTGAAGAAGTGAATGGTGTCTTTAAAGTATCTAATTGGGAAAAACATCAGAACATCGAAGGTTTAGAAAAGATAAGAGAACAAAACCGTTTGCGTAAACAAAAGCAAAGAAAAAAACAAAAACTTTTAGATAGTCACGTGAAGTCACGTGACAGTCACGCAACAGATATAGAAGAAGATAAAGAAGTAGAAGAAGAAAGAGAAAAAGAAGTAGATAAAGATATCTTCAAAAACTCAATTAATTACATCATGAGTAACCTTACTCATAATTTAACTCCTAACCAAATGGAACAGATAGGATATGCCATTGATGATATTGGACAACATGCAGATGAAGTTGTTGAAGTAGCTACTGATTATACAAAAGACAAAGGTTGTCATGCAGGTTACCTAATCAAAGTGTTAAACAACTGGGCTAAAGAGAACGTTAAGAATAAAAAAGAGGCTGAAAATAAAATTAAACCTAAAAATAAAAAAACTGTAACAGATGATGTAATTGCTCAAATGGAGAAAGAGCTAGGAGATGAAAGTTAATGCCTATGACTAAACAACAAGCCCTAGAAGTAATTAAGACAATTAGACATGTATACAACATTGACTTTGACAGACCTAAATTAGAAACATGGGTTAACATTTTGAGCCAAAATGGGGATTATGAACCGACTAAAAAAACAGTAATGCAATATATCAATGATGCTAATCCTTATCCACCTAGTATTCCAAACATAATGAGAAAAGAAGTCAAAGTCGTAAAAGAAGAGCCTGTCGACGAAAAAACTGCTAGACATCGTTGGAGAATGAAAAATGATCCAGAATACGTAGCACAACGTAAAAAGATATTAGACGACTTCAGAAAGAAGTTAAGTGAGTTTGGAGTGAGTGACGATGAATGAACGTCATGAAATCGAAAGTACAATCGTTGCTAGTTTACTTCAAAAACCGGACATAATTGAGAAGTTACGTGTGAGACCGGAAATGTTCTCACATGATGGTATGAAGTCATTTATGGAATATGTATTCGAAGTCGGTAAGGTAGATCATAACGAAATCTATTTAAAAACCACAAAAGATAAGTCATTCCTAGATATGGACACCATTTCAAATTTGTATAACTCAAAATTTATAGGTTACGGATTCTTTGAAAGATATCAACAAGATTTGCTCAATCTTTATCAAATAGAGCGTACGCAAAACGTATTACAAGAATTCAATTCTGATCCGAATATACAAAATTTTGATGAAATGCTTAACAAACTACAAAAGGTCAGTTTAATTAGTGCAAGTGAAGAAAGTGGGACTAAAAAAATTGTAGATCACTTTGTCGAAGAATTATATAGCGAAGAACCAAAACAAAAAATCAATACAGGTTATAAACTGGTGGATTACAAAATAGGTGGTTTAGAACCTACACAGTTGATTGTAATCGCTGCGAGACCGTCAGTAGGTAAAACGGGGTTTGCGCTTAATATGATGCTTAATATAGCGTCTCAAGGCTATAAAACTTCATTCTTCAGTCTAGAGACAACTGGCGTGTCTGTATTGAAAAGGATGTTATCAGCAGAAACTGGGATAGAACTAACTCGTATCAAAGAAATTAAAGATTTAGAACCGGATGAATTAACACGTTTAACAACTGCAGCAGACAGAATACTCAAACTTGATATAGATATACACGATAAAAGCAATATTACTACACATGATGTACGTAAACAAGCGATGAAAAACAAAGATGTGCAACAGGTTATCTTCATTGACTACTTACAACTTATGCAGACAGACAGTAAGTTAGATCGTCGTAATGGTATCGAAAAGATATCGCGAGATTTGAAGATTATTGCAAATGAAACAGGTGCAATTATTGTGTTGCTATCTCAATTGAGCAGAGGTGTAGAAACAAGAAATGACAAAAGACCTATGCTATCTGACATGAAAGAAGCAGGTGGAATTGAAGCAGATGCAAGTTTAGCTATGTTGTTATATCGAGATGATTACTACAACCGTGATGATGTTGATGACTCAGGCAAGTCAATTGTTGAATGTAACATCGCAAAGAATAAAGACGGAGAAACAGGTGTAGTTGAGTTTGAGTACTACAAGAAAACGCAGAGGTTCTTCACATGAAAGTAGTTGAATATCAAAAGTTGTTAGGCGTTATGTATCGAGAAGATTATCAAAACGACCCATTAATAGCTAAGACGCTTATTGAGTCAGGCTGGGCAGTTAAACGTTTGTTAGAAAACAAAACGATATCACCATTTGACGAATATGAAAAAGTTCAGGAATTAATCATGAATGAAACGAAATGGAGGCAACCAGATGGGGCTTATCGACGGACTTAAAAAGCAATACATGTTGTATCAAATTGACGGTTGGAAGATGTGCAGTGTAACGCCGTTAGGAGAAGATACATTCAAACTAGGTAACTATGCAGGCATACACTTTAGAAACACATTCTCAGGAACAGTAACGAAAGATGAACTAGAAAAACTGAAACGCAAACATAAGCTTTTCAGAAAAGAAGAACTGCAACAGCAAATGACAATTAACGAATTATTATTTTGAGGTGGAACTTTGAGTAAATACAATTCTAAAAAAGTTGAATATAAAGGTGTCGTGTTCGATAGCAAAATTGAATGTGACTACTACCAATATTTAGAACGTAACTTAGGTAAGGGATATGACCATATAGAGTTGCAACCTAAGTACGAATTACAACCTAAATTTGAAAATTTCAGATCTATTAACTATGTAGCAGATTTTGCTTTATGGAAAGATGGCAAGCTAATCGAAGTGATAGATGTAAAAGGTATGCCTACTCCAGAAGCCAAAATAAAATCAAAGATATTTAGATATCAAAACAGAGAAGTACCACTCACGTGGATATGTAAAGCGCCTAAATACACAGGTCAAGAGTGGATAACGTATGAAGAACTAATCAAGGTACGCAAAAAACGTAAGAAGGAGAAGATGAAGGATGGTAAAGATTAAAAAGAAAGTTGAAATGACATTACCAGAATTGATTGAGTGGGCTTGGAAGAATGGTGTTAAAGAAAAAGCGTTTTATAGCAATATTGACAGAGGTTCTGTGTATTTTGACATGGTGCAAACAGTGTCGATAGAGTATTCAATCGTTGTAGATGAAACTTTCACAGTAGAAGTTGAAGAAGAAGTTACGGAAGAAACAAAGATACCAGAAATGTTGGAAATATTTGTAAATGGTGGTGGAGTTAAACGGGTTGAAAAATCTATCAATGAACTAAAAGATGATTTTAGCAAAGAATTTTGGTTGAAAGATGGAGATACAATGACACTCATCTGGAAAGATGGCGAATTAGTAGGTGATGAGTAATGGCTAACAGAGAAGAAACTATCACAGTCGAAGCAACACTCAAAGTGAGATGTAAATATCCAGTATGGATAAATAATCGTATTACGAAAGAAGAAGAAAAAGAGCGCATTTTAGATTTAATCAGTAAGAACCCTGAAAAAGAGTTAATGAGCGAAGATTTTAAACTAATTGAATTGGTAGAGGTGGAGTAAATGGAAGTGACAAAAATGAGAGTTAAAAATAAATACTTCTCTATTACACCAGATGTAGTAGAGAAAATGAAAGAAGCAGATATCAATCTCGATATCTTAAGACAAAGATTAGCTTCTGGTTGGAAGTTTGAAGATGCAATAGAAGCACCTATTGGAGTAAGACGTAGTGAGTGGGATAGTTTAAAACCTAAAGAGAACGACATCGCTAGTTATAAAGAGAGAATGGAGCGACGCAGATTACAAGAGCTGAAACGTAAGAAACCACATTTATTTACAGTGCCTCAAAAACACCCTCGTGGTAAATGGTGCAAGCATCTTATGGAGAATGACATCTTCCCTAGAAAGGTGGTTAGATCATGAGCATTAAAGATTTGATTATAGGCGATAGAATCAGAATCCAAGAAGTTAACGGTGTTGAAATTACAGTGCAAATAAAAAATGTTTATCGTTTAGTTCAGTCAAGTCTTGATATGGATAAATGGGTTGCTGATGTAGAAGCAATTGACGGGAGAACTTGGACTATTGATGATTGTTATGATTTTTACTCATTACCTAATGGAAATGAAGGAACTAAAAAGACATTAGATGACAAGGTTAACCACCCGTCGCATTACACGTATGGAGATATGGAAATTATAGACTTCATAGAGCAAGTCACTAAAGATTACAAACCAGAGTTAGCATTTGCGATTGGTAATGCAATCAAGTATATAAGTCGAGCTAATCGTAAGAACGGTAAAGAAGATTTAGACAAAGCACGTTGGTATCTAAACAGAGCATTTGAGAAGTGGGAGGGTTAATGAAATGAGAAACACATTGACAGATTTAAACAATCATTTATTTGCACAATTAGAAAGATTAAGCGATGAAGATTTAAAAGGCGAAGAATTAAAAGAGGAGTTACAAAGATCTAGTGCAGTTTCTAAAGTAGCTCAAAATATCATTAATAATGGCAGTTTAGTGCTGCAAGCACAAAAGTTTAAAGATGAAAAATTAGATGCAGAATCAGAAATCCCTAAGTTGTTAGGAGAGTAATAGCCATGAGACATGTATGGACTGATGAGCATGAAAAATATATTCGAAATAACATCAAAGGTAAAACTAAGAAAGAAATGACGGAAATGTTTAATAAGGAGTTTGGCACTGATGTTACTACAGATAAAATGAAAGGTTTTTGTTCGAGAAAAAGGATAAGAAGTGGGGTTGATTGTAAGTTTAAAAAAGGTGTGCCTTCTTGGAACAAAGGTAAAAGCTTTCCTTCCAGAGGTAGAAGCGCTGAAACTCAATTTAAGAAAGGACAAAAGCCTGATAACACATTTCCTTTAGGAACGATAAAAATCACTACTGACGGTTATAAGTTTATAAAAATCAAAAAACGAGGTTCTAAAAACGAATGCTGGAAACAATACACACATTATTTATGGGAACAAAAGCACGGACCTGTGCCCAAAGGATATTGTTTAATACATTTGAATCAAAACAGGTCAGACTGTAGCGAAGAAAATATAGCATTGGTAAGTCGTAAAGAATTAGTACGTATTAACAAACTTAATTTAACTTCAACTGATCGTAACTTAACTAAAGCAGGAATCAACTTTGTTAAATTATTAAACAAACAAAAAGAAGTTAAGGACAAAATAAATGCTACTAAGTGATACGGTATCCCAACGATACAGATACAACACACAAGGCAAGACACCTACAGAAATACAACAGGAGTTACGACAGATAGGTGTCAAAGGCTTTGTGGTTAAGATAGCAGGGAACAGAGTGACGATGAAAGTTAGTGAAAACGATATTAAAAAGAACAGGGAGTGTATAAGGAATGGCAACAGATAAACAAGTTGAATACGTTTGTAGTTTGCAAGGACAAACGTCACTTACCGATTATAGTCGTAAAGAAATAAAAGCTATGACGCATAAAGAAGTAAGCAATTTAATAAGTGAATTACAAGATGACATATTATATAACGAATTAATGAGTTATGGATTACCTAATCAATAAAGGAGTGTTTGAGATAGATATAAAAAATCATTTATATACTTTCCAAGCTATATGTACCAATGTAGTTGACGGTGACACGATAGATATTTTACTGGACTTAGGTTTCAAAACAACTGCAGAACGTAGAGTAAGGCTACTTAATGTAGACACACCTGAAAGAGGTCAAGAGAACTATAAAGAAGCTACCGACTTTACTAAAACGTGTGTAGAAGGCAAGAAAATATATGTACAGACATACAAGAGTGATGTGTTCGGTAGGTATCTCGCTAATGTGTGGTACGAGAACGGGCAACGTAGTTTGAATGATGATCTAAGGAGTGCAGGTTTGTTGAAAGAGAATTCTAAATGGAATGAGGGATAGAGAATGGCAGAAGTTAAGTTATCTATTGAAGAGTATCACAATGTTGTTAAGAATTTGAATACTTTAATAAAAAAGCTCTATGAGACGACAAAGAAATGTAGTGATTACAAACGCCAACGTGATGAACTCATCAATGATATGGCAGAAACGAAAAGGAAAGCAGAGGCGTTTGATGAGATAGTAAAAGTTTTAGCTAGTATCTCAAAAGAGATAGTGGAATATCCAGGCGATAATGATAAACAAAAAGAGGTTATCTACAAAAGATATGATGATTTATTTGAACCTATGAAATTATTGGAGGTAAACGATGAAAGATAAAGATTATAAAAGTTTATGGATAAAGTTGAAAGAGAAGAAATTAAAAGAATATGTGGAAGTACATCGCTCAGTAAATCAAATTATAACACCATACAATCAATATCATTTATTTGAGATAGCTAACGAAATGGTAAGTGAAAACGAATTAAAGCGAGATTTAAAATATATGGACCAACTAGACGGAACGCATGAGTTCCAAAATTTATTAAGTGATTTGGAGGCTTGCAATGGACAATAGAGAGTTTATCCAACGCTGCATAGTATCATCTACAGCTTTTACAGGACACGATGGGTGTTTACTAATCAAAGAGCTTAACGAAGTATATCGCAAGGCGGAGTTGTACGACAAAATAGTGGAAAGTAATTCAAAGAGTTTAGTAGAAAATGGAGGAACAATAAATGACTAATCAATTAACAGTAGATCAATTAATTAAACAGGTAGAACAATGGAGTAAGGATAAAGATTTGCACAATGGCAATCCGGATAGACAAGCGTTGAAGTTTTATGAAGAGGCAGGAGAAGTCGGCGCAGCATTATCACGTAGTAATTTAGAGGCATTAAAAGACGGTATAGGCGATACAGTCGTTACATTAATCATATTAGCACAACAACATGATATGACGTTACAGGAGTGTTTACAGTTTGCATATGATGAGATTAAAGGAAGAAAAGGAAAGACAATCAATGGAACATTCGTCAAAGAAGCAGACCTTAAAGAGTAAGGACATAGTAGAAAAAGTAAAAGAGGTGTTGAAAAAGTGAAAGACTTTGAACAACCGACAATAAAAATATTAAAAAGATTATTTAACGGAAAAGATGAAACTAATATTCATATATCTTATCTGAACCTAGTAGATTATGAAGTTATTGAAATGATAACTAATTATAAACTTTCAGAAACTCATACAAGAAACCAACATTTTAGAGATGTAGTGACTTTGAAATTTAAAAAGAAAGAGTAAAGAGGTGCTTGGTAAGTGACACAATACTTAATCACAACATTCACAGATTCAACAGGTATACAACACAGACATGTAGCAAAGCTTAAAGATAATCAGACGGCAACTGTGATTAATGCAGAGAGTAAAGAAAAGGCAATGAAGATATATGAGGAGGATAAGATGATTAAACGAATATTAAAAATTTGGTTCACTATCGCAATGTACGAGTTAGGTAAGTGGATTGGCAGAGAAGTTTATTACAAGTTGACTGCAAACGATGAGGTGGAAGTACCTAAGGACTTTGACGAGAATGACCACGCTCATTTGAATGGCATATACGGAGGTTATTAAAGTGATTTGGATAAGTTTATTATCGGTAACAATTGTGTTAGTACTGTGTATTTTTGCTATATATAAGTGGATTAAAGCAGAGAAAAGAGTTAATGAGTTACAGGAAGATAAACATGGATTGCAATTAGATAAGTTACATTTAGAAAGAGAGGTATCTTGGTTGAAAAATAAGGATAATAAAAACAACATAGGCAAATACGTGGTTGAGTTAAAAAAAGGAGTATATTTAGTGAAAAAATATATAGGTAGTTATGGAAACACATGCATAATCACTGACAATGTATTTGAAGCTTTATCTTACGACGATTTATATTCAGCTAAAGAAGATGCATGTAGTTTTAACGGACGTGTACTAGAACACAAACCTAATTTAGAGGTGGTCAAACAATGTGGGGCGTAATAGCAATCATTATATTAGTTTTACTACTATTTGGCTCTATACTTGAACAGAATGATCTAAAACATCAGTTAGAAGTGAAAGATTATGAGATTAAGACCTTGAAAGATAAGTTGGAGAATGGAGGGTAAGTGATGTTTTATAAATCCAAGTGGATTAAATTAAAAACTCTAGTTCTTAGTTTAATTTTGATGATGCAAAACGATAAAGACCGTAGTACCCATGTTAAAATCGGTGAAATTGTAGCTTTAGAAAGTATATTAAGTAAAATGGATGAATATGACGGCGGTAATGATTTTCAAAATTTAAAGTATGAAGAATACAAAAAGCGAATTAATAAAAAAGGAAACTAAAGGAATGGAGGGTAAGTATGATAACGATTGAACGACACGATATAAAGAAACTAGAAGATTATATCAAGAACATAGAGCGTTACAGACGAGAGTTAAAAGTAAGAGAGTATGAATTGTTAGAGAACCACGAACCCGAAAATGTAGGTGCAGGTAAAAGTAATATACCAGGTAATCCTATTGAGAGAGAATCAATTAAGAAGTTAAGTGACAATCGTTATAACAACTTACGTAATATTGTAAAAGGTGTAGATAAGCTTATATATGAATCAGATGAAGATACACAAGACTTAATGCGTTTGAGATATTGGGAATGTCCAATAGGTTGCAGTGAGTGGGAGGATATAGCTGACTACTTCGGAACAAGTAAGACGAGTATATTAAGACGACGTGACGCGATGATAAATAGATTGGCAGAATTCATAGGTTATGTGTAAGGTGGACTTTTGAAGTGTGTAAGTCCGTTTATAATCGGTGTATTATGATATTGTAAGAATTACCTCACAAGACATAGTGTTTATCCTTTCGCACTATGGTGGGGTATTCAATATCGAAGTGATTGGATAAGTGTTTATCGTCCTTGATTAGACGTTGCACATCCGATTGCTTAACTATCCGTCAGAGTGGCGGGTAGTTTTATTGAATCTTACAACACGGCTTCCGATACGATGATATGAATACTTGACATGTAATTTTTCTCCTCCCTTAATTAGTTATCCGTGAGAACACACGGGTAACTTATTTTTATGTATTGATGTGACATAGAGATGTGACATGAGTGCATAAACTCAAATAAATAACAAAACATAATCGTTAGGCACTGTTTATGCAGTGTCTTTTTTATACGTCAAACAAAGGTGTTTAACCGTGAGAGTAGGTGGTAATATACGATGACGAAACTGAACCTTAAACAACAAGCATTTGTTGATGAGTACATTAAGACAGGTACTGCTTATCAATCGGCAATCAGGGCTGGTTATAGTGAGAAATACGCAAAATCAAGTAGTCATAAATTGTTGGAAAATGTGGGAATAAGAGCAGAAATAGACAGACGAATGGAAAAACTTAAAAAAGATACAATCGCAGACCAAGACGAAATACTCCAATATCTCACCTCTGTATTACGTGGTGAGGTAACAGACCAAGAACTCATACCGATTGGAATTGGTAGAGGTGAAATGGAAGTAGAGTCTTTGGAAAAAAGATCAGATACAAACGCTAGAACGAAAGCTGCAGAATTATTAGGCAAACGATATATGATGTGGACAGACAAGCAACAAATCGAAACGACTGCGACGGTGCATTTCGACGATGATATCAATTAAATTATCTGAACTGTTACCTAAACACTTTCATAGCTTATGGAAAGCAACTAAGGATAGAAAAAAGCTTAACGTAGTGGCTAAAGGAGGACGTGGTAGTGGTAAGTCGTCTGACATATCTATAATCATTACACAGTTAATCATGCGCTATCCTATGAATGCAGTTGTAGTACGTAAGACAGACAATACATTAGCTACATCAGTATTTGAGCAAATTAAGTGGGCGATAGAAGAACAAAAGGTGTCACACTTGTTCAAAGTTAAGGTGTCGCCAATGGAAATCACATATGTACCTAGAGGGAATCGGATTATCTTTAGAGGGGCGCAGAACCCTGAACGATTAAAGTCGTTAAAAGATAGTCGGTTCCCTTTTTCTATCATGTGGATAGAGGAGTTGGCAGAGTTTAAGACAGAAGATGAAGTCACGACAATTACTAACTCTATGTTACGTGGAGAACTAGACGATGGATTGTTCTACAAGTTTTTCTTTAGTTATAACCCGCCTAAGAGAAAACAATCGTGGGTTAACAAAAAATACGAAACCTCATTCCAACCGGATAATACATTTGTACATCATTCAACGTACTTAGATAATCCTTTTATATCTAAACAATTCATACAAGAGGCAGAGAGTACTAAAGAACGTAACGAACTACGTTATCGTTGGGAATATATGGGCGAAGCCATTGGTAGTGGCGTTGTACCGTTTAATAACTTACAAATAGAAACGATACCCCAAGAAATGATTGACGGTTTTGACAACATAAGGAATGGCCTTGACTTTGGATATGCTGACGATCCGTTAGCGTTTGTCCGTTGGCATTATGATAAAAAGAAACGGGTTATTTACGCTATCGATGAATATTACGGTGTTCAGATTAGTAATAGGCAATATGCAAACGAAATGTGGAAAAGAAAATATCAGTCAGACGACATTTACGCTGACCATGCCGAACCTAAATCAATAGCTGAATTAAAGCAAGAACATGGCATGAAAAAAGTAAGACCGGTTAAAAAAGGACCTGATAGCAGAGAATATGGTGAACAATGGTTATCTGATTTAGAAGCTATCATAATAGATCCAAAACGTACACCGAATATAGCAAGAGAATTTGAAAACATAGATTATCAAACTGATAAAGATGGAGATATTATTCCTAAATTAGAAGATAAAAACGACCATACAATTGACGCCACTAGATACGCCCTAGAGCGTGACATGAGGCAGAATAAACTTAGCATACTTACGTAAACGAGGTGATTAGCATTAACTGGCCATGGGATAAACCATATCACGAACAAGTGGTAGAACAGATTAAACCGAAGTATGAAACACAAGAAGAAATGATATTGCGCTTGGTTAGAGAACATAAAGAGAATATAGACAATATCACAATGGGCGAAAGATATTATAATCATCACCCAGATATATTAGACGCTCCTTTCAAAAGAGATGTGAACGGTGACTATGATGAAACTAAACCAGACTGGCGCATGTACACAAACTACCATCAAAACTTAGTAGACCAGAAAGTAGCTTATGCAGTAGCTAATCCAGTGACATTTGGTGTAGATAATGACAAAGCATTAAAGCAAATACAACATACACTTAATCACAAGTGGGATGACAAGTTAGTAGATATATTAACTGCTGCAAGTAATAAAGGTATCGAATGGGTTCAACCTTATGTAGATGAAGAGGGGGAATTTAAAACGTTTCGTGTGCCTGCAGAACAAGCTATCCCTATTTGGACTAATAAAGAAAGAGATGAACTACAAGCATTTATCCGTGTGTATGAATTAGACGGAGCAGAACGTGTTGAATATTGGACTGAAGATGATGTAACGTTCTATGAGTTGAAAGAAGGACAACTTATCCCTGATTTCTATCGTAGTGATGATCATATACAACCTCATTATTATCAAGGTAATAAATTGATGAGTTGGGGGCGTGTTCCTTTTATTCCGTTCAAGAACAACCCGCAAGAAGTATCTGACTTATTCATGTACAAGACAATCATAGATGCGTTAGATAAGCGATTATCTGATACACAAAACACTTTTGACGAATCAGTAGAGTTAATCTATATCTTAAAAGGTTATGAAGGTGAAGATATGAAAGACTTCATGCATAACCTTAAATACTACAAAGCAATTAGTGTTGCAGGGGAAAGTGGTTCCGGCGTAGACACTATCAAAGTAGAAGTGCCTATTGACTCTGTTAAGGAATACACGAAGATGTTACGTGATTACATTATAGAGTTTGGACAAGGTGTAGACTTCCAACAAGATAAATTTGGCAATAGTCCAAGTGGTATTGCACTTAAATTTATGTACAGTAACTTAGACTTAAAAGCTAATAAATTGAAGAATAAAACACTTACTGCATTACAAGAGTTATTGCAGTACATTATCGACTTCTACAGATTAGATGTGAAAGTGCAAGACATCGAGATTACATTCAACTTCAACATTATGGTAAATGAGTTAGAAAACTCTCAAATTGCTATGAATTCAACTGCTATCTTATCTAAAGAAACAGTTATTGCTAATCATGCATGGGTTGATGATCCAGTCGCAGAAATGGAAAGAATAGAGCAAGAAAACATTGAACTTAACCAACAACTTCCTGATATTGAGGAGGGTTTGAATGGCAGAAAACAACAGTCCGAAGATAACCAACCAACATGATATCGATGGTTACATTGATAGAAAGATAATGACAGCAGAAAAAGAGATAGAAATACTGTTTGCTAACCGTCTGAAAGAAATCAAACAAGAATTAGCAGATATGTTTTCTAAATATCAATCTGATGACGTGTACGTTACGTGGACTGAATTTAATAAGTATAACAGGCTCAATAAGGAACTAGAACGTATAGGACAGATGTTGACACAAGATTATAGAGAAGTCGCTAAGATTATCAAACAATCTCAACAGAATGTCTATATTGAAAAGTATCTTATGAGCCTTTATTTGTATGAAATGGCTAGTCAAACATCAATGGACTTCGATGTACCTACTGCGTCTGTAATTACTAAGGCAATTGAACAACCGATTAAGTATATCGAGTTAACCGGAACACTCAAAAAACATCGTTCTAACGTACTTAAAAAAATACGTATAGAAATCACTAAAGGTATTGTAAACGGTAAAGGTTATACACATATAGCAAAAGCGTTACGTGATGATTTGGGCATGTCTAAGGCGCAAGCTCAACGTGTGGCACGTACAGAGGCAGGTAGAGCAATGTCACAAGCTGGTTTGGATAGTGCAAAAGTAGCTAAAGATAATGGTTTAAGTGGAATGAAAAAACGTTGGTTAGCTACTAAAGATAATAGGACACGTGACACACATCGACATTTAGACGGAAAAGCGATTGATATCGATGATAACTTCCATTCATCTGGTTGCGTCGGACAAGCGCCTAAATTGTTTGTAGGTGATGCTAGTGCCAAAGAGAATATCAATTGTCGATGTAAATTATTATATTACTTCGATGAAGATGAGTTGCCTACAGTCATGAGAACAAAAGATGACGGCGTTATACCATTCACGACATATCGTGAATGGGAGAAGAATAAACGCAAACAGTAATCACTCGACCTTAGCATGTCGTTAAACTGCTTCTTTTATTTTAAACTTTCGTGTCGTAACACGTTAAAAACGTAAAAGGAGTAGTTAAATATGGACTTATACGCATTATTAGGGCAATTTAAAGACGGAGAAATCGATAAGCAAAAAGTGATTGATGCTATCGACGAAAGCAAATCTGGAATGGTACCACGTTCAAGATTAAATGATAAGAACGCAGAAATTGAAGAATTAAAAGCCGAGATTTCTAACCGTGATGAACAAATTGCCAAATTACAAGACTCTGTGAAAGACGATAGCGAGTTAAAGAAAGAACTCGACGAATTAAAAAATAAAAACGCAGAGTGGCAAACTAAGTACCAAGAATCACAATTGAATAACGCTGTTAAGTTGGCAGTTGCTAAAGATGCAAACGATGCTGACGATATTCTAGCTTTCATCAACAAAGATGAGTTGGAATTACAAGACAATGGCACTGTGAAAGGTTTAGATAAAGCGATTGAAACGCTTAAAGAGTCTAAGCCTTATTTATTTGCCGATACAAAGCCTAGTGGACGTACACCAGATGAAGGTAGAAACGTTACAGGCGGAATAACACAAGAACAGTTCAACAATATGAGCGTGGACGAAAGAACTGATCTATTTGTGAATGATAGAAAGACATACGACGCTCTAATCAACAATTAGGAAAGAGGTAATAAAATATGGCACAAGGAACAACAATGTTATCTAACCAAGTTGTACCAGAGGTATTAGCACCAATGATGCAAGCAGAGTTAGATAAGAAATTAAGGTTTGCTCAATTTGCACAAATCGATAACACATTAGCAGGACAACCGGGAGACACTTTAACATTCCCAGCATTCGTTTACAGTGGCGATGCAACAGTAGTACCCGAAGGACAAAAAATTCCTATCGACAAAATCGAAACTAACAGACGTGAAGCTAAAATTCGTAAAATCGGTAAAGGTACTGAAATTACAGATGAAGCATTATTATCTGGTTATGGCGACCCTAAAGGCGAAGCAGTACGTCAACACGGTTTAGCTATTGCTAACAAAGTAGATAATGACGTATTAGATGCTTTACGTGGTGCTACATTAAGCGTGAATGCTGATATTGGTACATTAACTGGCTTAGAAACTGCAATCGACACATTCAACGATGAAGATTTAGAACCTATGGTATTATTCGTGAACCCTAAAGATGCTGGTAAATTACGTGCTAGTGCATCAGCTAACTTCACTCGTGCAACTGAATTAGGCGACGACATCATCGTTAAAGGTGCATTTGGTGAGGCGTTAGGTGCAATTATTGTACGTTCTAACAAATTAGATGAGGGCGAAGCTATTTTGGCTAAACGTGGTGCAGTTAAATTAATCACTAAACGTGATTTCTTCTTAGAAACTGATCGTGACCCTTCACGTAAAGCAACTGCTTTATACAGTGATAAACACTATGTAGCATACCTATATGACGAATCTAAAGCAGTTAAAGTAACTAAAGGCGCAGGAACTACAGACTCAGGTGCATAAAAGGAGGTAGTGACGTATGTATAAAGTAATCGAATACTTCACAGACTTACAAGACGACAACTACGAATATAACGTTGGAGATACGTTCCCTCGTAAAGGTTTAAATGTAAGTAATGAACGATTAACTGAACTATCCACAAAAGAGAACCGTCAAAACAAGCCCCTTATTGAGCGTGTAGAGAGCGACAAAGACTTAAAAGGTATGAAAGTATCAGAATTAAGAGAACTCGCTAAAGAACGTGAAATAGAGGGCTTTTCTAGTATGAAAAAAGATGAACTCATTGAAGCATTAGGAAGTGTTGAGTAATGAACGCACAAGACGTTAAATTATTAAACAATCTCTCACTCGATGATACTTCAAATGACGAAACAATCGAATTACTTATCGAAAAGTATCTGAATGTAGCTGAAGAATATTGTAATCAAACATTCAATAGGCAGTCATTACCTAGTAATGTAGAGAAATTCATCGCTAATTGTATTAAACAAGGTACGACTAGCAATATTTCTTCGCGTACTATGGGTACTGTGAGCTACACTTTCGTTACTGATCTACCTAAGGAAACATACGGTTACCTTAAACCATTTAGACGCTTACGTTGGACTGGTTATCATGTTTAATCCATTAAATGAGTTTCCTCATACAATCGAATTAGGCTCAAGAGAGGTTGTAGGAGAGTATCCACGTGAACAAGAGCGCTTTAAGAGCGAAAAAACAATACAAGGATTTATGGATACGCCTACTTCATCTGAACAACTCAAGTTTCATCAAATGAACCAATCATACGACAGAAACCTATATACGCCGTACAGCCTGCCAATAACTAACACAAACTTATTTAAATACAACGGTAAAACTTACGAAGTAGTAGGAGAACCTGTCGACCAAGGCGGGCAACAAGAAATCAACTTAACAAGATTGAGAGAATGTCCTATTGGCTAAGGTTAAATACGGAAATTGGGATTTAGTTAAGGAGCTTGAGGAGTTCGAAAAAGAAACGATTAGATGGGCTAAAAAAGGTATAGCCAAGACAACAACTATTATTCACAATTCAATAGTTAGTAACATGCCTGTTGACACCGGTTATCTTAGAGAAAGTGTTTCTATGGACTTTAAGAAGGGCGGATTAACAGGCGTTATTAATATCGGCAGTGAGTACGCAGTTTACGTCAACTACGGTACAGGGATATACGCAGTCGGTCCGGGTGGTAGTCGTGCAAAGAATATCCCGTGGCGTTACAAAGACGCAGACGGACATTGGCACACAACTAAAGGGCAACATGCACAACCTTTTTGGGAACCAGCAATTGATGAAGGTAGAGCGTTTTTCAATAAGTATTTTTCATAAGGTGGTTAAGATATGTGGGTATCAGTAGAACGGTATCTGTTCAACAAGATATATAACAAATTAAAGAGTAACCCTATCGTCAGTAAACAACTAGGCGGTAGGGTTTTTGATTGCGTTCAAAAAGACGCTGTTTACCCATATATCGTTGTGGGTGAAACAAACGTCACTAATAAAGAAACGACAACGAGTATGTTTGAAGATGTAGGCGTAACCTTACACGTGTATAGTCAAGCGAGAAATCGTGATGAAGCAGCGCAAATTATTCAGTTTTTAGGCCATGTACTTAATACTGAATTTGAAATCGAACATTACTCATTCATTAAAAGTCGAATTGATACACAAGAAGTGATAACTGACATTGATCAGTACACGAAGCACGGTATCATTCGGCTTATTTTTAAATACAGACACAATACTTTACAAAGGAGTGTAACGAATGGCGCAGAATAAATATATTGCAGCGTTACAAATCGCTGACAAAGATTTAGCGAGCAAGCTAAAAGAAGAAGATGCTATTTTGTTAGCTAGTTTAGCTGAGGGTGGACACACAATCAGTAATGATTTAGCTGAAATGATTACAGGTGGCAAAAAAGACTATGGTCGTAACTCTGTAGAAGAAGAAATCAAGTTAACTGTTGACCGTGTACCTGGCGACAAAGGTCAAGAAGCTTTAAAAGAGTCAGTTAAAAACTTCAAGCAGTTACGTTTATGGATTTGGGAAGTTAAGAAACGTGACGGTAAACATCACGGTACTTTCGCTTATGTAATTGTAGAAGAGCACGAATGGTCATTTGATGATGAGGATGACAAAATCGAAATCACTGCAAAAGTTAAATTTAACAGTGCTGACGGTTCTGTTGATTCATTACCACCAGAATGGCTCAACCCTAGTGCTGCTGCTCCTACAGTTGAATGGGAAGATATGGGAGCTTATACAGACTCATACGAAAACCGTACACCTAGTGCTGGTGCATAAGTTTTACGAGGGCATTAAGCCCTCTATTTTTTTGTACAAAATAACAGAAAGAGGTTAAAGAATGACTGAAAATACAATCAATCCTATTACTACATTAGAGTTCAATGGAGAAGAAGTAGAAGCGAAAGCTACTTTCTTATTTGATAAAACTGCTAAAAAGTTTGCTAAAGATGAGCAAGATGAAAACGGTAAAACTACTAAAGTATCTGGTTTTAATGCTATTTATAACGGTATTTTAGAACGTGATCCAATTGCAATTGCAGACTTTTGGGAATGTGCAACAGCTTATCTAGGTAAGAATGCACCTAAACGTGAAGATATCGAACAAACATTAATGGAAATTATTGATGAAAAAGAAGATTCTATCGAATTATTACAAGGTGCATTGCGAGTATTAAATCATAGTGGTTTTTTCAAGCAGAAATCACGTCTATTCTGGACACAAATGAACTCGGCTCCATCTATGGTGAAAGAAGAAGAAAAAGAGTCTACGAAGAACGGTATCGAGTTCATGAAGAACAACTACAAAGAAATCATGGGCGAGCTACCGTACTAGATTATTCAGAAATACGGCAGATAACCAGTCAATACATAGGCTATCTCCCTTATGATGAATTAATGAGTTTGACGCCTAATGAATGGAAAGACTGGGTTATCGGTCGCAGACTGGCGTTACTTGATGAACAAGAAAATTTATTGTTTGGTGCTCAAGCTAACGGTCTTGTGCAAGCTGGTAAATCACTTAAACGATTACAGAAGCAGTTAGAGCGTGCAAGATACGAAGTACGTGGACAGTCAGAAGAATACGAACGTATGAAAGAACGTAAGTTAGCACATAACAAACGCATTAGAAATGTTCAGAAACAAGGTACACGACGCTTTATGAATTCATTACGCAATACTAGTCAAAAAGGAGGTTAGCCATGAATAAAAACTTTATGGCTCGTATATCGGCGATCATTACAGATTTCCAACGGAACATCAGAAAAGCTCAACGTATGGCAAAAACTGAAATACCCGATGAAATCGAAACACAAGTCGATGCGAATATCAGTAAGTTTAAACGAGCCTTAAACACTGCAAAAGCAATGGCTCAACGTTGGCGTGGACACACCGTTGAAATAGACGGTAACAATAACCCTATCAAACGAGCAATTGCAGTAGTTAAAGAGAAATTACAGCAATTAAGAGATAAAGAAGTAGACATAAAAGGGAATAACAATCCCTTAAAACGTTCAGTATTAGGTGCTAAGGCTATGTTGGCAACCTTACATGATAAAACGGTAAAAGTTAACTTTGATACAAGGGGAATGACAAGAGCTCAAGTATTAACTAGAGCTTTAAGTCAGTCTTTAGATGAATACGGCGACAAAATGGATAGATTAGCTACTCGTATTCGTACATTTGGTACTGTGTTTGGACAACAAATCAAAGGTGTGCTAATCGCTAGTTTTCAAGGTCTTATTCCTATTATAGCTGGTTTAGTACCCGCCATCATGGCAGTAGCTAACGCATTAGGTGTAGTTGCTGGTGGTGCATTAGGTGTAGCTGGTGCATTTGGTATCGCTGCAGGTGGTGCGTTTGCATTTGGTGCTATGGCAGTAAGTGCAATTAAGATGTTGAGTGATGGAACGTTAGAAGCAACAGCACAAACTAAACGTTATGAGGCTTCTTTAGAAGAAGTTCAATCAACATGGGGAAGTATTATCAGACAAAACCAAGCACAAATCTTCAATACGTTATCTAACGCTTTAGACACTGTTAACGTAGCTTTAGGGCGTATGAAACCATTCTTAGCAGGTATCTCTAAAGGAATGGAACAAGCGTCACAGAGTGTCTTAAAATGGGCTCAAAACAGTCAAACTGCTAGCAAATTCTTTAACATGATGAATACAACAGGTGTTAAGACATTCAACACATTATTAAGTGCTGCAGGACGCTTTGGTGACGGACTTATTAATGTATTCACTCAATTAGGTCCACTATTCTTATGGACTGCTAAAGGATTAGATAATCTAGGTAAAAAGTTCCAAAACTGGGCTAACAGTGTAGCAGGTCAAAATGCTATTAAATCTTTTATTGAATACACTAAAACTAATTTACCTAAAATAGGTCAAATATTTGGCAATGTATTCATGGGTATTGGTAACTTGATGAAAGCATTTGCTCAAAACAGCTCTAATATCTTTGATTGGCTAGTTAAAATGACTGCTAAGTTTAGAGAATGGTCTGAACAAGTTGGTAAATCTGAAGGGTTTAAAAAGTTTGTTCAGTATGTGCAAGAGAATGGTCCAGTCATTATGGATCTAATCGGTAATATCGTAAGAGTTTTGGTTGCATTCGGCACTGCAATGGCGCCAATAGCAAGTGTTATATTAAAAGTAGTAACGGCATTAGCTGGTTTCATAGCTAAGTTGTTTGAAACACACCCTGCTATAGCTCGAATGGTTGGTATAGGTATGATACTCGGTGGTATGTTGTGGGCTTTACTAGCACCAATTATTGCAGTAAGTACATTGCTATCTAATGTGTTCGGTGTAGGTTTAATCCAAGCTATCGGTAAAATGTTAGCTTTTGCTAGAAACACTCAAATACTTAGAAGTGCGTTAAACCTAGTGAAAATCGCATTTAGACTTCTCATGAGCCCTATTAGTACAATTATGCGTATCTTACCTATGTTAAGTGGCGCTTTCCAAGCATTGGGTGTAGCTATAGGCGCGATTTCATGGCCTGTATTGGCTATCATAGGCGTTATCGTTGCTTTAATAGGTATTATTGTTTGGTTATGGAAAACGAACGAGAATTTCAGAAAAACTTGTGTTGAAGCTTGGAACACAATTAAAGATACGATAATGAACGCTGTAAAAACAGTGATTAACTGGTTTAATCAGTTCAGAGCGTCTATCGAACAAACGCTCCAACCAATTATGCCTATCTTACAAATGTTAGGACAAGTTGCAAACCAAGTTCTCGGCTTCTTATTCATCAGCCTTATCAATGGTTTAGTAACTGCTTTCCAATCTCTTTGGACTGTGATTTCAGTAGTATTCACTGCGATAGGTGGAATACTACAAGCTGCTACGCAATTGATTTTCGGTTTGTTTACTGCATTAATACAGCTCCTTACCGGAGATTTTTCTGGCGCTTGGCAAACTTTACAAACTACGATTTCTAATGTAATGACTACGATTTGGAATACCATATTGTCAATTTGGGGCCAAATTTCTAACTTCATATTCAATGTTTTGAACAGAATACTTGGTACTAATATTACAAGTTGGAACCAAATTTGGTCTGCGATTTCAGGTGCAGTTACTAGAATATGGAATACAGTATCAAGTTGGTTTTCACGTGTAGTTTCAACTGTTGCTCAAAAAATGATGCAAGCATTAAGTCGCATCATTTCTGGTGGTGCTCGTTGGGTTTCAAGTATCATTTCTGCGATGAGTAGATTTGTTCAAGGTGTGGTTAGTGGTTTTGTTAGAGTTGTATCTCAAGTGGCTTCTGGTATGGGTAGAGCTGTTTCAAAAGTCAGAAGTTTCTTCGGAAAAATGGTATCTGCAGGATTGCATATTGCGTCGGGGATTGCAAAAGGTATTGCAAATGGTGCAAGTAGAGTTATAAATGCTGCTGCAAACATCGCTAAAAAAGCAGTTAGTGCAGCTAAAAACGTACTAGGTATTCACTCACCTTCACGTGTGTTCAGAGGTATAGGCGGATATATTTCTCAAGGTTTAGGTATTGGTATTATGGAACAAAGCAATAGTGCTATTAATGCCAGTCGTCGTTTAGCGAAAGGTGTAACTAACGCATTTAGCCCTGATTTAAACACTGATTTAACATCAGACTTAACAGGTGGATTAAATAGCGATGTGAACGCACATATGAGTAAAGACGTACGTCATAGCATGCAAGAGAACAATAAACCTATCGTCAACGTGACTGTTCGCAATGAGTCAGATATACCGGCTATTAAATCTTACATTGAAGATTCCAACTCAAAAGACGCAAGTTTCGGATTATTTTAAAGGAGTGATTGTTAATTGATATTACATGATGTTGAAGTTTACAAAAATAAAGAACGTTTGCGTATTAGTGACAATCGCTTCACTGGTACTGCGTTGAGAGTTGTTTCTTATGATGTTAAAGGTGCTGGCTATGACCGTAAATTTGATGAAATTGATCGTGTTAACGGTAGATTCCATAACGCTACTAAAGAAGAAAAGAAAAGCATTTCAATGATTGTGAGATACGATGTGGAAAAGATAGCTTATGCTTCTCATTTAAAAGCGAACATACAAGCTATGCTAAGAGGTCATTTTTACCTTAGAGAATTAGCAGCGTCTGAAAGTGAAATTAAATTCGAGAATATATTCCAACCTAAGGAACAATCTTTTGAACTAGAATATGTTGACGGTAGGCAGATACTTGTCGGCTTAGTTAATGAAGTGTCATTCGATACTACTAAAACGTCAGGTGAATTCACACTAGATTTCGAAACGATTGAATTACCATACTTTGAGAGTATTGGGTATAGTACAGATTTAGAAAAAGAGAGTGGTAATTTGAATAAATGGGGTATTCCAGACAAAAACCCGTTCAACACATCTCATAAAGAACGTAGATACACATTCTATGATACTAAAGTAGGCGATGTATATTACGGTGGTACAGCTGAAATTAACCAATTCAACCAAGATAGTGTTGTAGAAATGACACTTGGAGAAAATGTCAGTAAAAATGATAGCGATGGTTTTAACTTCTATATGACACATAGTGACATTATGAAAATAAGTGGATTAGAATTGAGAGCCGGTGATGTTATCAAATTTGACGGCATTCATGTATATCGTAATAACTTACGCATTGATGATTACAATAAGACGAAACAACAACCTGTGTTAATGCCTGGTTGGAATACTTTCCATACTACTAAGAAACTTCAAAAAATCACGTTTAAACACAAAAGATATTACTTGTAAGGAGGTTGCTTAATTGCCAATATTATTAAAAACGTTACAGGGCATTGGGCAATCCCTACCTGTAGAAACAAAATTAAACGAGAAATTAAATGAAGATGGCTCCTTAGAAATAGAAATGGTAGAAAACAAAGCTACATTCGACGCTATAGGGGCTATTACTAAAATGTGGACGATTACAGGTGTTGGTGGTGCAGATGACCTTAATGAATACCGTATCGTTATGTTAGATAAAACGACTGTAGGACAAAAAGAAAAGTTAACAATCAAAGCACGTCCTGTTGAATTAGATGACCTAAACAATTTAAGAGTGTATGAAGTATATAACGGTAGTTTTACAGGAAAAAGGTACTTTGATTTAGTTTTTAAAGATACGGGTTATAAGTATGAATTACACGCTAAAGTTTCATCGTCTAAATTTGAAAATCTAGGTAACCATGATACAAACTTAGAACTATTCAAAAAAGGTTTAGAACGTTACGACCTAGAGTACGAATACGAACCTAAAACAAAGACTTTTCACTTGTTCGATGTTGTTCAACGTAAGGCTGACTATTATATCAAAGCAGGCGTTAACGCTAACAATGTAAAGGTGCAAGAGGACGCTTCTAAATGTTATACCTACATCAGAGGTTATGGTGGTTTTGACGATCAACAAACTTTTAACGAAGCTAGCTTGCAATATGAGTACACACACCCCTTAGCTGACCTTATAGGTAAACGACATGCGCCACCTGTTGTAGATGGACGTATGACAAAGGGTGATACACTCAAAAAAGCTATGGAGCTAGTTATACAAGAAAGTTTAAAAACATCTGTAACCCTAGACTTCATATCTTTACAAAAACATTTTAAAGAAGCAGTACCTAGAGTTGGAGATATTGTGAATGTAGTTGACGATTTAATAGGGTTAAATGAATTTGTTAGAATTATCGAAATTACTACTCATAGAGATATTTACAATAAAATTATCAAGCAAGACGTAGTACTTGGAGAATTTAGATTACAAGATAGATATATGAAAGCAGTAAATACTGCTGCAAATTATGTTAAAGCTATTAAATCTAACAAATCTGATCCTGCGAAAGATTTACGGTCAATGCAAGCACAAACACAAGCTAACACTAAAACAACACAAGATTTACAAAAGAAAACCGATGACATTAAAAAGAGATTAGAAAGCGCACATGCTAAAAGTGTTACAACTGCAAATGGTACGATTGTTCACGACTTTACACCTAAGTCTAAAATTAGGAAAGTTAAAACAATAGGTACTATTGGAGATTCAGTAGCTAAAGGTACTGGTGCTAAAACTAACTTTACGCAAATGTTAGCTAAGAAGATAAAAGCTAAATCAACAAACTTAGCTGTTAGTGGTGCGACAATAAGCACAAACAAAGATAATAGCATTTATGAACAAGCAACTAAAATTAAAGGTGATTTAATCATTGTTCAAGGTACAGATGATGATTGGACAAATGATATTAAGATAGGCACTGATAAAACGGACATTAAAACGTTTTACGGTGCCTTTTATAGTGCCATTTCTAAAATTAAGAGTAATAACCCTAAATCAAAAATAATCGTCATGACACCTACAAAACAGTGTTATATAAAAGACGGTAAGGTTGTCCGAAAAGACACCACTAAGAACGATTTAGGTTACACGTTAGTTGACTATGTAGACGTTCAAATAGACGCTTGTAATGAGTTAGATATACCTGTGTATGACGCTTATCACTCAACACAATTCAAACCCAATATACCTTCATACAGAAAATCGAGCATGCCTGACGGTGTACACCCTAACGAAAAAGGGCACGAAGTCATTATGTATGAACTAGTTAAAAACTTTTACGGTTTTTATGGCTAAGGAGGTCAAAAACTTTGAAATTAGACAATTTAATTACGAAACTTCACTCGTACTTTAGTCAAAAGTTTGTAAGTCAACTTGAAAACAACTTCGAACAAATAAAATACTGGACTAATAAAAGTGATGATAGCTTTAACGAGCATTTAACCACTCAAAAAAATGCACATACAACTGAACAAATCAAACACAAAACTACAAAAGGTCAAGATGTTGTCTTATCCAATCATGAGAACTTTCAAGACGAACTTATTGAACATCTTGTGTTAGGTCATAATGGCGACGGTAACAATGAATTAAAAGCAAGTCACACATCAATGGACGCTCAAAGTTTCGATTCTTTACATCAACGTCTATATCACGACTTTTTAAGAGAAAGTAATGCTAGAGAAGAACTAAGAGCAGACTTAACTAAAAAAATACAACGTATTGTTAATGTTGACGACTTTGGTGGAGATCCCACAGGTCAAAAGGACAGTACAAAAGCTTTCCAAGATGCATTAGGCAACGGTAACGTACAAGTAACCATGAGTGGTGGTACTTACCTTACAACAGGTATTAAAATGCCTAACAACTCTCGTTTAGTTGGACAAGGTAAAGACATTACTACAATTAAATTTATGGACGAAACACCTGCAGAAAACATTGGTATTACTAATTTAAAAATGAGTGGTAGTGCAGAGAATATCTCATTAGAAAGTTTTTCTTTTAACGGAAATAAGTTTAGACAAAACAAAACATTAAAAGCATCCGGTGGTTCTCGCTCATCTAACATTAGATTTGCAGGTGTAACTAACGGTTACATTTACAACGTTAAGTCGTATGACGCTTTACTTCACTGTATCGACGTAACATATGCAAACGACAATTATTATTACGAGGGTGACGGCAATCGCGTACCTTACTCGTTAGAAAGTAAACATATATTCATTGATAATTGTGAGGCGTATGGTTGTGGAGATGACGGTATTACTACCCACCATTCTCGTTACATCACAATTTCTAATTCCTATGCGCACACTCCAACTGGAGGGAGCAATAATAACGGTATAGAAATTGACGACGGCTCGCAATATGTTTTCTTATCGAATAACCGAACTAAAGGCAACTTTGGTGGGTTAGAAATTAAAGCGCATAGTAACGCAAGTGCAGCAAGTGGTGTGTTTGTTAACGGCCATGTATCAATCGAAGATACAAGAGCGTACAACATTAGACATATCGGACATCATAATGCTAAAACAGATTCTAAAAGTTTAACTGCATATGATGTTTCGCTTAATAACTGTTTAGCGCTTAACCCTAAATTCAATGGCGTTTATCCAGGGTCTACTCCAAGAGCATTAGTAATCAGTGCATATAGAAATGTATCTGTAAACAACTTCACAGCTATAGGTACTAGTGATTTTGGCATATTAGAAGATGGAAAACTAGACAAAAAACAACCTGCTATTGCTGTTCAATTCATGGCAGAAAACATCTCGTTCAACAACATCAATGTTCGTAACTTTAAAAATGCAGACGTTGATATTAGATTGTTCGGTGGAAGTAATAGACCGTCAAGAGTATCACTTAACAATATCAATATTTGGAATTCATCAAATAACATCGGTATTGGCGTAGGCGGAAGTATTAATGATACCAAAATTACTAACTGCAACTTACATGGTAATGGTTCGGGTATCGGATTACGATTAACTAACAACCATGCAATAGTCAATGGTGTTACATCAGACAATTACTCCACACCAGCTTGGATAGCAGGTGAAAAATACGACACTGCTCCTACAGTTGGAAAAGGTGGTGCAAGTATTGCAACCACTGGTAGTGCAGGTGTAGCGAATACAAGCGCAGTTATTGCGTCAACAGGTGGTTCAAAAGCATATAGTAGTCGTAGTTTTGTCTTAGGTTCAGGTGCTAAATCTAAAGCTTATGGATCTCGTAGTGGTATTATCAACGCACTTAATTCCGAAACAGATAAGTCAGGACATACGCAACTAATCCTTAATAGTAACAGGGTTAAATCTCCAGGAAACTATCACGTTGTTGGTGGTTATGGCTCAAAAGGTGGTCCTTCAACTTCAAATATCAAGTTTGATTTAAGCACATACTCTGGAAACCTTACTTTAGCAGGTCAACTTAAACAAGATAGTGCCGATATCGCAGAGTTATTTGAGTCACAAAATGGATTAGCAATTGATTTAGGAACTATCGTTACTTTAGACGGAGATAAAATAAGAAAAGCACAACCTAGCGACGAGCCTATTGGTGTTATTTCTGGCACTGCTGCATTAGTCGCTAATGAAAAAACATTCCACCATAAAGACAGATTCTTAAAGAACGAATACGGTGTAACAATTACAAACAGAAAACAAGTTGAGTTTGTAGACGATGAGGGCAACGTTTCATTCGAATGGCGTGATGTACCAGTAGAAAACCCTGATTATGACGATAGCATTAGTTACGAATCTCGTTCAGAAAGACCTGAATGGAATGTAGTCGGATTATTAGGCCAAATCTACACAAACATTGAAAAAGACGTTATACCAGGTGACTATATCAATGGTAGAGCAGGTGTGGGTTACAAAGATAATGTAAATGGTAAAGGTAGAGTCATGAAGATAACTTCTGAATACACTGAAGAACGTGGCTGTGCAATAGCATTAGTATTGTGGGGTGCTAAATAATGGAATTAGAAAAAGTAGGTAAACTCGATTTAAATGAAGAACCATATTTACAACCGATATCTAATAGAGGTATCGGTTTTTATAATCTCGATAAAAACACCGCTAAATTTCAATTTGTAGTACAAAAAGATAACAAACCTTTGTTAATCAGTGACAAAAACGTTAAGGGTTATGCTTTCTTTAAAGCTACAAACGGAACAGAAGAAAAACGACCTAGTACATCAGGTGTATTAGACGTAGAATTCATTGATCCGATGAAAGGATTGATAGGTGTTACGGTGCCTCAATGGTTTTTAAAAAACGTTGTCGATTCTGAAGTGTTGGGTGAAATTTACTTATCACTCAATGATGTAAACAATGTAGGAAATGACGACACTGTTGTATTAGGTACTTTTAAATTTACAGTACGTGATAGTCTTATCAATCAAATAGAAAGTGATATCAAAGTATCTTACATTCGTATGTTTGATGACTTACGCACAGAATTAGAAAAGAAAGTGCAACAACTCAAACAAGATATAGGCGATACACAAACGCTGATTGAATCTATTAAGCAAACAGCTGAAGAATATCTCGTTAAAATAAACAAGGCTCAAGCAGACGCTCTTATTGCCATTACAGACGCGTTACTTACTTCTAATCAAAGTATCGATTTAGAAAGAGAAGAAGCTTTAAGACAAATAGATGCTAAACGTGACGCTATCAAGACAGATTATGATTTGGCTTCTGATACGTTCAAAAAAACTTATGATAGCAATGTAGACGCTTTTAATACAAATGTTAATCAGGCTAACACAACAATTGACGAAAAACTACAAACATTCAACGAAACTCTTGAAAGAGATGGTTTTACTACCCCTGAATATGTAGAAAATAAGTTTACAGAAAAGAATTGGCAAAAATTTAAATTAACAAATGATGATGGCACTAACTTTTATGACTCTAGCTTACAAATAGATTTCGATAATAATGAACAATTAACTGCTTTACCTATTGGCACACGATATGTTGCTTTAACACTAAACAACCCTCCTGAAACTAACAACAATGGTTGGTTAACGAAGTTAAAAAGAGGTGATGACGCAATACTAATACGTTATCAACCTTACAATTCAACCGTTATATACCAAAAAAGATTTTACAAAACGTGGAGTGGTTGGGAGCGTGTTGGTTCAGATGTTGTAGATACTGGTTGGATTGATTTGCAACTAGTAAATAGTGCATCCCCTCATAATGATTTAGTTTCTAAAGGTGGTTTCACTAGTGCGTATAGAACAATTACTCAAAATGGTATTACTAGAAAAATGATACGCATTAATGCAACAACTATCAAACACGGTCAAACTATTGCGATGTTACCAAAAGAGTTTGTTAGAAACTTAGTATTTTTCTCAATTAGTGCACCTAGAAATAAAAATAATGGACGTATTTCGTTGAACACGTCAGGCACGGTGAACTTTGATGCTACTGTAGATCCTAGCGCATGGACTGATACAGATTATATCTATGGTCAATACGAATGGACGGAGTGATGAAATGAAAGTAGTTTATTTATGGAAAAACGGACAAGCTGTTATCGTCTATAAAAATGAAGAAGATGAATATGTTTATCCGAATGAAAAATGGACAGATAACAAGCCTCCACAAGGTATTATCTTGCCTTGCTATTACGACGGTAAGCAATGGGTAGGTCAAACTGAAGAAGAATTAGCGAAGTCACTGCCTAAAATAGAAACTCCTGTCGATAATAAAGATATAGCTATAGCCGAACTAACAAATCTAGTAGTTGATTTACAAGAAGAAGTGAACGATTTAAAACAAACTATTGCTCGTTTGACAGAAGAACAAGCAAACCAAAAATTGGGGGAATCTTAATATGGATAAAGTAGTAATCGATTTATATAAAAAAGGTTTATACACTGACGAAACTTTTAAAAAGTTTGTTAGAGTTAGATGGATTACGCCAGAACAGTTTAAAGAAACAACAGGTAAAGATTACGAACCACAGGTTAAATAACTTGTGGTTTCATTTTTGAGCAAAGTTGGTGGATTAACCATGAGAAAAATAAATACAACAGATTTAATGTCTAATCTTTTGCTTTTATTACTTGCTGTTACAGGTGGTATTAGAAGTTTTGAATGGATTGATAAAACTGTAGATGAATTAGAAGAAATATCCCCTTTGTATACAAAAATAAGCCTTTATTTTGATATACAAACTATGGGGTGGTTTATGCTAATCGGTTCTTTCCTTTTAATTGCAGCAATGTTTTCCGACGGTAAAATATACGCTATTTTTGTCATTTTGGGTAATAGTTTAAGCGGTTTTATTCATGTGCTTTTCGGTTTATTGTCTGTGAGTGGCGCAGAAATGTTCACTACTTATTACATCAATTTAAGCATTGGCATCATACAATTTATCTTAGTGGCAATTGGGGTTTTAATTTTATGCAAAAAACAATAGAAGAACAAAGAATTACTAGCTTAGAAAAACGCATGGATAAAGCTGAAACTAATATAGAAAAGACATCAGAAAAGTTATACAAAGTGGATGAAAAGCATGATGACAGATACACAGAAACTATACAAGCCATTACAGAATTAAAAGGAACATCCGCTAACACTGAAAAGAACACAGATAGAATGGCAAATAGTATTGAAGGGCTTGTAAAGGAGTTAAGACAATCAAACTCTAATACAAATAGACGTTTTGAAGAAGTCAACGGAGAAGTTAGAGATATTAGAAAAACACTAGATAGCAAAATTGAAGATAAACAATTTATATTAGAAGAAAAAAAGCTGTCTAACAAAACATTAGGTGCTTTGATTGTAGGTGCTTTCGCTTTACTTGAAACATTAAGTAAAGTAATTGCTCCGTTGTTATTTGGAAATTAAGTCGGTACATATTTTATCGGCTTTTTATTATGCCAGAAATGAGGTGCATATATGGGATTACCTAGTCCTAAAAAAAGAAAGCCTACTGCTTCTGAAGTTGCAGCATGGGCAAGAAGTATGATTGGTAGAAGGGTTGATGTGGACGGTTACTACGGAGCACAATGTTGGGATCTACCTAACTACATTTTTAATAGGTATTGGCGTTTTAGAACAACAGGAAACGCTATTGCTATGGCATGGTATAGATATCCTAAAGGTTTCAAATTCTATAGGAATACTAGAAACTTTGTTCCGAAACCTGGTGACATGGCAGTTTGGGGAAAGGGTTCCTTTAATAACGGTGTTGGTCACACAGCTGTTGTAATTGGTCCATCTACTAAAAGTTACTTCACTAGTGTGGATCAAAATTGGATCGGTGCAAATAGTTATACAGGCTCGCCTGGTGCCAAAATCAAGCATAGTTATAATGGTATAAGCGGGTTTGTCAGACCTCCTTACCACGCCGAAACAAAGAAACCATCAAAAGCAAGTAGTACACCGTCTAAACCATCTTCTGACAATACTCCTAAGAATACAAAAGAACAAACAAAACCTATCATCAAAGAAGTAACCAAAGTTTCTTATACTTCTTTTGCTTACGATTTAGATGACAAATTAGAATACATTTATCATTACATGGTAGAAGGACAAAAAAGCATAGGGAAAGTAAAAGGTATTTACATCAAAGAAAGTACACATATGCGTTCTGTTGAGGAATTGTACTTACAACGTAATAAATATGTTAACGAAGATGAATATCCACATGTTTATATAGACCGTGAGCGTGTATGGACGCCTCGACCTGATTCTGAAGAAGCACCAGAACATCCAGGTTGGCTTGTCATGGAAGTATGTGGCGGTCAAACAGAAAGTAAACGTCAATTTATGCTTAACCAAATCAGGGCGTTAATCTATGGTGTTTGGTTACTAAGTTGGAGTAAGATAAAACTTTCTGAATCATCAATTAAAGCAGATCCTAACATTTGGCGTTCTATGAAAGATTTGATTAATTATGACTTGATTAAAAATGGTATTCCTGATGAAAGTAAGTACAAAGAAGTTGAAAAGAAAATCATCGGTTTATACCTGAATCGAGATAAATTACAAACAGAAACAATCACAACTACCACTACAAAGATGAAAATAAAAGTAAAAGGTAAAACGTCTGTAGACAATCCTACACAAAACAATACAACATCTAAAGACGGTAAATCTGTAAGCAAAACACCTACTAAACCTAGAGTAGTTGTAGAGAAAAGTAAATATACATTCCAACAAGCGCTTAATGCACAAATGGCTCATGGTATGCCTCAAAAATCTTATAGTTGGGGTTGGGGTAACGCCTCTAGGTCTCAAACAAGTAAATATATGAACCCAACTACTATATGGAATAGTTCAACCCAACGCTATCAAATGCTGGATTTAGGCAAGTATCAAGGTATATCCGTAAGTAAGTTGAACAAGATACTTAAAGGCAAAGGTACTTTATCCGGACAAGGCAAAGCTTTTGCAGACGGTTGTAAGAAGTACAATGTAAATGAAATTTACCTAATCGCTCACGCTTTCTTAGAAAGTGGATATGGCCGTAGTAACTACGCTAGTGGACGATATGGCATTTATAACTATTTTGGTATTTCTGCATATGATAACAACCCAGATGCTTCAATTGCATACGCTAGACGTCAAGGTTGGACTAGTCCACGTAACGGTATTATAGGTGGCGCTAAGTTTGTTAGAAAACAATATTTTAATAAAGGTAAAAACACATTATACAGAATGCGTTGGAACCCTAAAAACCCTGGTTACATGCAATACGCTACTGCGATTGAATGGTGTAACTTCCAAGCTACAACTATTAGTAGCTTATATAAAAAAGTAGGATTAAAGGGTATGTACTACATTCGAGATAAATATAGATAACAAGGCTATTCACTGTCAGTGGGTAGCCTTTAATAATCAATAAGAGGTGCATTTATGGTACAAAAATTACAAGATGTAGAAACAAATATTAATGTTAGTACTGTAGAAAATGGCTTTATAGGAGCTAATTTCTATACAGAAGACGACGGATCTTCATATATTCGCATTGCTATTAAAGATAACAACGAGGCCCTTAACTTCAACAACACGGATATGACACCTCGATTAGATTTATTTAGTTCAGATGGTTCTATATTTACAAATGAACCTTTAGACATCCTTGTTCCAGAAGGAGGGGTTATCCAATATAAGGTATCAGACAATGTTATTAAACATGCAGGTAGAATGGATGCAAAGTTATTTTTAGCTAATAGTAAAGATAGTGTGCATGTCGCTAACTTTTATTTCACTATCACAGACAGTGGAATGACTGGACCGATTGGTAAAGAAATTCATGTAGATTCGTTACAAGATTTAGTAAAAAATGTTATGAAAGAGAATGCTATAGGATTATTAGATGATGATTTTAAAGATAAGTTAGAAAACGATTTAAAAGTATATATGGAGGAAAATGCTGATACATTCAAAGGAGAACAGGGCGCTCAAGGCGCAATTGGTCTACAAGGACCTAAAGGAGAGCCTTTCCGATACGAAGATTTCACGCCAGAGCAACTCGCTAATTTGAAAGGAGAGCAGGGCGTACAAGGTATTCCTGGTGAAGATGGGAAACCATTCACATATAGTGATTTCACTCAAGAGCAGTTAGAGTTGTTAAAACCTAACTGGACGGACACAGATTGGCAATCACTTCCACTTGTTAATGGAGTTGCACAAGCCGGCATATATAACAAACCTTCTTATAGACTGGTTTCAATTAATAATGTTAACGTAATATTCATTAAAGGTGCAATAAGTGGCGTAAGTATGAAAGAAATGGCTTTTGCGAAATTCCCTAAAAACATTGGGGATATGATAAAAGATTATAAACAATACACGAAATCGAGTATTAATACGAGTCAAGCGATTATCTATAATATCACCATCGCTCAAGGTGGCGATTTAAAAATTACATTTGATCCTAAGTATGAAGTGAAGTCGTATGACATGTACTACATTGAAGGAACAATTGTTTTATAGGAGGTAAAATATGAAAACAAAACAAATTTATTTCTATGATGGAACTCCATATTTGGTTATAGAAAACAAAAGAGGAGACATGGAATTCCCGAAAGGAAAATGGACAGAGATAGAACCTCCGGAAGGGATATTCACCCCTTGTCATTTTGACGGAGAAAAATGGATAGGAACATCACATGAAGAATGGTTAAAAAAACAACCTAAAGTTGAAACAGAAGAAATTCCCGATGATAAAGATGTTTTAATATCGGATTTAACTTTACAATTAATGAAAACACAAGATACAGTAGCAAATCTACAAAATGATATAGCGAATTTAACATTACAAGTTTTGGAGAGTGATATTAATGCGTAACATAGGTATCAGATACTATAAAATGGGTTTATACAATGAAGAACAATTTGCTTTATTTGTTAAAAGAGGATTTGTAACTCCCGAAGAATATTTAGAATTAACGGGTATTGAATATGATTTGGAAAATGCACATGTATAACTAATTCGCCGGACTTTTTAGTCCGGTTTTTTATTGGAGGTAAAACATGCTAATAAATGTACTTAACTTAAATGACTCTCAAGACGGTAATCGCATTAAACAAGGTGATTTATCACATATGCGTTATATCTTAACAGATACTAACAAAGATGATTTAAATTTAGATGGATTACCTGCAAAAGTATTTTTGACAGATGAAACGGGTGTTAAATATATCTACGACACTACAGTTAGGCAATATGACAATTCCTATGTGTGTGATGTAGTTATCAATCAAATTATCCCTGCTAACATATACACACTAGAAATATGGGTTGATAACAAGTATGTATTCCCGTCTGATAAGAAAACGAAAATCGAAGTAACTGAAAGTGCGATTGGTAGACAATTAATCAATACACAAAACCATGATTTGTGGCAAGAGATGATTGAATACGGTGTAAAAAACGGATTGATTAAGAATCAAACTGAAAACGAAGAAAATTTTGTCATTGGAGAGAACGCCCCTAATGACACAACTAAAATTTGGATTGATACTACTGGAGGTAATGAATAATGAAAGCTATTCCTAAAATTTTCGACAAAGAAAAAGGGCAATGGATTGAACTGATGGCTAAACCTATCGCCGAAGAAGTAGTTAAGATAATGAAAGATGATTGGTTATCTAATAAGAAAACAATTGACTATTGGTTATTACAATATACAGAGGGCGTAGTCGAGCCTATACAAGTTGCTATATTTACCGATGGCAATGAAGTTGATGAAACGTTAAAAAGTAACTTAGAATGGGCATTTAAAAGCTATGTATTTAATTTACAAAACAAAAAACTTTTTAATTTACAAAGTTTTATAAATGATTGCTATAGCATAAAAATAGATTTACCCAAACAGTTCAAAGTCAACGCTACTGTAAAATTTGATAGTTTAGATGAGCCTATTTACTTACAGGAAATAGACAATATGACTACTAATGTTGATGTAATAGGTATGTTAGATGAATCTTCTAAAGGTTCAATTGAAGTGAAATATATTTACAATGACCACCCTATAGAAGAAAAGAAATTAATAAAAGAGAACAAGTAATTTAAGTCAACGCAATGCGTTGGCTTTTTATATTATCTTAAAGGAGATATTAGTATGAAAACAGATGTAGGTTCAATTGTAAGAACAATAGTATTTATCTTAGCTTGGGTTAACCAATTTTTAGCTACTAAACACATTTCGCCTATTCCAGTAGATGAAGTGACTATCAGCTCTATCATCACTGGCGCAGTGTCTTTATGGACTTGGTGGAAAAATAACAACTTCTCTCACGCAGCACAAAAAGGGCAACAAAAATTACATGAAGTTAAAGCTGGAACAAATTCTACAGGTGGTGCGCCTCAAACGAACGGAGATGATTTCTAATGGTATCTGTTAGAACATATAAACAATCAATTGCATATTTAAAAAGTTTAGAGGGCAAAGCATTAAACCCTGACGGTGCTTATGGTTTTCAATGTTTCGACGTAGCTAACCAATATTGGCTTTATTTATTCGGTCATACTTTAAAAGGTGTGGGTGCTGCAGACATTCCGACATGGAACAATTTTACAGGAGAAGCTACTGTTTATGAGAATACACTATCATTTTTAGCTAAGCCTGGAGACGTCGTGATATTCAATAGAAATTATGGTGAGGGTTACGGTCATGTTGGTATCGTCATTTCTGCTACTTCTAATTCTATAACGATACTTGAGCAAAATTGGCTTGGGGGTGCTTATTGGACACCTCCTGAAGTTACTACAAGACGTACACATGGTTATGACTTTCCTATGTGGTTTATTAGACCGTTCTACGCTAAAGAAACGACTAAGAACAAAGTTAAAAGCAAAACTAAACCTGTTAAGAAAGCGAAAGCTAAAAAAGGTAAGAAAATCTTACTTGTTGCAGGTCATGGTAAAGGCGCTTATTCAAATGATCCAGGTGCCGTAGCAAACGGATATAATGAACGTGACTTCAATAGAAAAGAAATCATACCTAGAATAAAGAAATATCTTGAAAGTGTAGGAAATACAGTTGTGTTATATGGTGGTAAATCAATGAACCAAGATTTATATCAAGATACGCTATATGGACAACGTGTAGGTAATTATTCTGACTATGGTTTATATTGGGTTAAAAAGAATGTTAAGCCTGATGTCATTGTAGAATTCCATTTAGACGCTGCAAGTCCTCAAGCAAGTGGAGGGCACGTTATTGTTAGCGATAGATACCCTGCTGATGATATCGACAAAGCGTTATCCAGTGTATTAGGTAAGACGGTTGGTAAAATTAGAGGTGTAACACCTAGAAACGATTTATTAAACGCTAACGTTACAGGACAACTCAATTTAAATTACAGATTAATAAAGTTAGGTTTCATCACTAGTAAAAAAGACATGGACTATATCACTAAGAACGTCAATGAGTTTACTAAACGACTTGCCGAAGCTATTAACGGTAGACAAATCAATGCACCTAAGAGTAAACCGTCTAAAGCTAAAACAACGTGGAATTGGACAGGTAAATTCACTGCTAATATTACTATTAAAGTACGTAAGTCGCCTGGACTTAAAGGCACTGTAGTTGAAAGTGGTTCGTGGTTATATAAAGGGAATTATGTTCCTTTCGACCAGGTAATCAAAAAGGATGGATATTGGTGGATTAGATTTAAATATGTTCAGCCAGGCTCAAGTGACAAACACTTCTACTGCGCCGTTTGTAAAATCACAGACAAACAGCAAAAAATAAAAAATGAGAAATACTGGGGTAAAATAGACTGGAAATGA